ATGCGTTCGCAGAACCATCCCCAAGTGCTTCAGACTGAGCTGTAGTCATACCAGTTTCGAAGTTATAGCCCGAACCAGATGCACGTGCGGTTGGATCATTACCAGCCTGTCCAGTACCAGCAGAGGCATCAGTTGCCTGAATAGATGCTGTGTTACCAGCAGCAGATGCTGAGAACGAAGTGTTTGCTTCGTTATAAAGTGCTTCTGCACCAGCCTGATTACTGTAACGTGGACGAATAGCAAAGATCAGTCCAGTTGGACCAGTCATAGGCTGTACACCACATAGATCATAAGCAATCAGGTTAGGCATTGAACGACGAACCAGTGAAATCAGTACTGGATCGAAGTTATCAACGGAAGAACCCGTTGCGTTACTAGGAGCAGCTTCGCCAAGTAGTGAAGGGCCACCCATTCCACCTGAAGACTGACTTGCATCAACCTCAGTATTCTCTAGAAGAGTAGCAATAACGCCACGACGATAGGTATCCTGAATTGGATTAGCCTCTGCGTGGTCTAGTACTGGTGCCCACTTCTCTAGAAGTTCTTCACGAACATATGACATTTAAAGTCTCCTTGTTATTCGTTACACATTATTCATTGTGTATTGTTTGTTTGTGTTCTGTACTTATATTTATAATATTAAGATTTCGAGGTACGACTAATGGCCTTTGTATATCGATCCATTGGTCCTACTGTTTCAAACTCTTCATCCAAGTTCTCAAGCTCAACTTCTTCGCTCAACATGCCCGGAGTGTCGTCATCACCAAAACCACCACCGAAATATGTTTCCTTAACAACCGAAAGCCTTTTTGCAAAAGACTTCGCATCAGTGAATTCGACACCTTCAGCCAGTGACTTAAACTTCTCTGCCTGAACCATCGTTAGGTCATCAGCTAGACTTTCAAAAACATCCTGCTTATTGTGCTCTTTAAGAGACTGTGTAAGTCTAATGTTTGTGTTTGTCTGCTCATTAAGATCAGTCTCAAGTTCTTCTACACGAGCAACAAGCTCTTCTAGAACGTCTTCTTTACCCTCTGGAATATCTACCCAGTGTTCATTGAAGAGTGAGCGCATTCCACCAAGGAAACTCTCAACCATCTCTGCACGAATTCCGCTCTCAATAGCAAGCTGATTGTCTTCAACCCACTCATTAACAACGTAATCAAGATAAGAACTAAGGTCTTCTTTCGTCTGTTCATCGAGTGAAGATTGAGTAAGCTGAATGTTATTCTCAACCTTCTCTTCAATCTTTGCAATCTGCTCGTTAATACCAGCAACAAGAGCTGCCTTATAAACTGTTGCAGCCTTTTCTTTGAATTCTTCAGAAAGATCATCGTCACCGAAGAGTGCATCGATGTCGCTATCAACATCTAGGTCTTCTGCTGTGACACGAGCAATTGTAGCACCCTCAACCTCTTCAACAACGTCATCGGCATCATCGTCTAGATCACCTTCTAGAATTTCAGCAAGTTGTGGGAAGATGTTTTTGATATTTTCAAGACTCATCTCTTTCATGTTGCTGACAACCGCATTAATGGCACCGACTTTGGTACCGGGTGTCTTGACCTTGGATGAACCCTGATCAGGAGATTTACTGTCTCCCTGCATTTTGTCACCACGGCGCTTTCCAGCTTTCTTGGCTACAGGCTCTGGTACTTCTGATGGATCGCCGAAGGAAGACTTAAACTCAGTTAGGTCTTCCTCTTCTTCGATATTGTCCAGTTCAATCATGTCTTCTTCTGTCACGGATTCATCGTCTAGATCGTGAAGATTTTCTTGCTCACCGGCCATTTTTATCTCCTTAACAAAGCCTGTTCTTATTCAATAATATTTATAAAAAACGAAATCTTAGCCATTCAAATTACGAATATATGCCTTAAATGCGTTTAGTTTCGCCTCTTCCAATTGTGATTTAGAGGCTTTTCTGATCGTTGCTTGTGCTTGATCAATAAATTGTGGAACCCAAGCCCCATTAGACTGAATCCAGTCAACACCTTCCATAATACCTTGTACAAAGGCATCTGGAGCTGAAGGATCAGCTACAATATCTGCTGCTGTTGCCAACATGAAATCACTCTGGACTTCATTAACACCACCAACATTCTTAAGGCTACCAAGACCACGAGATGAAACACCAAGTTTCGCCCCCTCATCCATCAGATTTTGTACAATCTTACCCATTGGGGTATCCATGATTTTGGCTTTACCAATGAAGTTATTTCCTTCTTGCGTAATGCTCTTAATCAAATGTGAAGAACGCTCTAGATTGATAGTTGGTCCTGCTGGATGTCCTAGTTCTCCGTAAGCCCTATTCTGCTTTACGTATGCGTTGTTGTATCTTTCAACTTCAGCCTCAAGAATCCCGGAAGGGTACTTTCTTCCGTTGCGGTTCTTGACTTCCTGTTGCATGAAGATACCTTCGATAAAATAGCTCTTACCACCGCCTGTTTTAGCTTCGGTAACGAACTCAATATTATCTTCTACTACCTCTGTGATTAGCTTCATCGACATTACACTCCAGCTACCTTTCGAACCTTGATTAAAAGATCACCAGCCCCTGTTAGGACGAACTGAAGGTTAGATTGTGGATCACCTCCTGCCTCTAGTCTAAAACCTGATTCCTGAAAATCCATCTGCCCGGAATTACCACGAAGCACAAGGACTGTGTTTGCTCCACGACGAAGGTTCCAGTTATCTGTCCCACCAGCACCGGAATTTAGGGTCCATTTAATTTCCTGAATGTACATTTCTGATACATTTTCGCCTGCTGTATTAGCAGGGTTGGTTCCACCGTTCAGATTGACATAACCAGACGTGTTGGCTTGAACGAGATAATAACTTCTACTCGTTGAATAATCAGCCGACTTCGTTGTATTGTAGATAAATCTCTGAGCCATTAGATAACACCCTTCGCAAAGGCAAGAGCCTTCTTCAAATTAGCAGGGCTTGTTAGAGCATCCTGTCTGAATTCTTTAGCATTTTCCTTTGACATAGTTTTCATAGCTGTGTTAAGAAGAGATGCTTCTGCTGGTGATAGCTTTACAGCCTCATCAAGATCAACACTTTCACGTGTCGTATGCATGACTGAAGAACCCTGCTTAACTGGTGCAATATCACCAGTGCGGTTATCCCCTCTACGTGTTGTTGTCTGTGAAGCAGAGCCATTACCAAACATATCTTTATATGACTTTAGGAAATTCCGTTCACCATCTTCTTCTTGCTCAAGACCAGTGTGAGGACTATGAGCAACCTTGGGAACGAACTGAGCATCTGTTGCAACTGGATGTGGGAGTACTGTAGTCACATGGGCATCAGCAAAATCTTGCTCACCCTTCGAACGTGGCTGTAGCCCCTTAACTTCTGCATCATCATCTGTAGGAGACACATAATCTTCTGCATCTGCCTCAGCAATGAAGGATTTAAACGTCTGAATCGTCATCTACACTTTCTCCTGTCGCATTGTCATCGAACAAAGATGCTGCAACTTCCATTTTAAGGTTTGACACCTGTTGCTCAGCTCTTCCTTGAATTTCAGAAGTGATTGCTGACTTGAAACCAACAGCATCACCTGTTCTGATTGCATGAAGTGCGTTTTCAATATTGTTAGACATGTATCCTCACTTTCGTATATATATTTATAAAAAACCTCTTTTAGGAAGGCTCTTTATCTGACTCTTTTGCCTTTTGTTCTTCTGGTTTTGTTTTAGGCTGTTCTGTATTTGGTTGTTCAGGTGGTGGCATACCGTCTGGAGTGCCTTCCATATCATCACCAAAGTCCTTGGACTCAGCCTCCATCTGCTTCTGCATATCTTTGATATCATCATCAGACATCTTGAGAATGTTTCTCATCACCCACTCACGAGAGAAATACTTCTGCTCAAATGCGTCTACCTGCTCAAGAAGCTGCAAACGTTCTCTGAAAACTTCGGCATCTTTAAGCTCAGTGAAATGACTGTCTCTTGCAAACTGATACTTTATTTTTTGCCTGATAGCTTTCCACTCTTGACGTGATACAATACCCTTAAGAGCAAGGTGAATTTCAAGTGAGTTATCAAACAAAATGGTGAAACGCATACGAAGACGATCAATGAACTTCTGAAACTTAAGCTCATCACGTGTAATTTCTGTAGCACGACCTAGATTGAATGTGCTATCTGCATCCATACGAGAAACAGGGACATTGAGTGCCTTATAGAGCTTTCTCTTAAAGTATTCCACATCTTCCATCTCACCAAGATTCTGTCCGGGTGGAAGAGTTGTGATCTCTGTACCACGTGAGCCTTCACGCCGTGGAATCCAGAAATCCTCAAGCATAGTCATGAATTTTCGATCATCACGAACCTGACCAGTTTGAGCATCATAGACAATTCTGTTTTTGTGCTTAGCCATCATATCACGAAGATATTGCTCAGCCTTCATCTTTGGAAGGTTGCCAACATCAATATAGAACACACGCCTTTCTGGTGCTCTTGATAGCCGATAGATAACAACGGCATCTTCCAGCATATTGAGCTGATTGAGAGGCTTAATTGCTTTATGGAGATGAGAATGTACCATCGAATTTTTGACATCCATTAACCCCGAATGTGCAAAAATGATTGAGTCAGCCGCGATCTTAATTGCCTGTGATTGAGAAAGCTTCAATCCGGCTGGGTTGAATAGATAGTATTCCTTAGAACCAACTTGAAGAATAGCACCGGTATCACCATCTCTCTTCCTGATAGGTTCTTTAACCTTACGAATTGTTCTTGGATCAATATACCTTAGCTGTTGAATACCCAGCTTTGGGTTTTTAACGTCCACAACAGCGTGATAGTACAACCGTCCATCCACGTACCATTTCTTGAAAATTTCATGTGCGTTGTTATCGAAATCCAACATTGAAAGGATTTCAGCAAACTCTTCCTGAATCTTCTTTTTCAGGGGTTCACCAACATCAACATCCTCAAGATTGATATCAACAATTGGGGAGTTGTCCTCATTGATAATACCTTCATCCACGATATCTTTGATTGCCTCATCGCACTCTGGCTTACTGGCCATTTCACGATATTTGGTAACAAGCAATCCTTCGGATTTAACCTTGCCTTCAAAGTCTACATATGATCCGTAAGAACCACCACTGGCAACCTCAATCGACCCATCTTCGAGATCAGGTTGCACAAAGGATTGAAGATTTTCTTCTTCTGACTTCTTCTTTTCTTGTCCTAGTGTAAATCCAAAAAATTTCATATCGATCCTTTATAGGTTATAGCCTCTCTATAACCTATTTATACGAGTTTTTACGACTAATTTAGAATTAAGCAGTGCCAGCAGTGCCAGTAATACCCCCAGAAACTCTCCAGTAATCGTACTGGAATGTTGCTGTGTAGGTTTCAATTCCTTCTGATTCCCAATCAACTTCGATAGGTGAAATCTCAGATGGAAATAGACCAACAAAATCGTATACACGGACAGGAACACCAGTTTTACTGAACTGTGTTACTTGTGCATTGCTCTTATAAAGAACTGGTGAAGCTGAACCAAGCTCACGTAGGTTTTCTTCATGGGAGCTAATTGCGTTTGACCACTCTTCCATTGCGTTTCTGATTGCGAAATCTTCATCATTGAAGATTGTCACTGTCCAAGGCTCGAATGTGCGATTTCCCGCAAACTTAACCTCACGACCAAAGTAACGAAGTGGAACAACACCAAGAGTTGACCCCGGAATTTGAGCTGCACGAACCATAAATGGAACCTGAATATCAGATGCACCATTCACCGGATTCGTAATGTTAACTTGGAAGAGACTTGGACGTGCTCCACCAAACTTCATTGCTCCTTGAAAAGCGTTAATGTTAAATGCCATTTATGTGTTCCTTCTTGACCTTATTTAGTTAGTTTGTCAACAGCCTTCTTGATATTACGATCACGCTGAAGAGACTTGTTTAGTTCTTTTCGATATGGCTTGTTGGTTCCAGCATTATTGCCTGCACCAAAAGCCTTCAGCGAAGAAGAACCAGATGCTTTCTTGACATAGCTACCCAATGTCTTCTTCGAAAGCTCGTTGAGACTCTCGAATTCCTCATCAGTGAGTGTCTTGACTGCCTCAAGGAGCTTGTGTCGGTACAGGGCTCTGCTCTCGCCGTATGACGAGCACAGACCCTTTACCAAACTTTCCACTATATTCAGTTTATGCTGGTTCATTTATATTCTCCTAGAACTGTCCTACAATTTCTTCAAACGCAACCCCGGAGCGCACTGCTACGAAATTCAACTGAATGAAATTGATTGAACGATTGGGCTTAATGTAGATATCACCAACAAACTCGTTACGATCAATCACCTCACCTGTATTATTACTGCCATCACACACCACGCGGAAATCAGTAATACCACGACGACCCTTGACATCCCGTAGGAAAGGCTCTACCAAATTCTTGAACTGTGCTCTTGTGAACTCATCATTGAATTCGAATAGAGTGAACTTGGATGCAGTCGAGATTGCTTTTTCTAGGACAATGAACAAACGACGAACATTGATACGATCAAATGCACTTGGCTCATTCAGAAGTGTTTTGTCCCCGTATAGAATGGTACCCTGACCATCGAACGATACAACTGGGTTAATACCCTTTTTGTAAAGCTGATCTCTCTGTGCTTCACGTGGCACATATGGAAGACGGATAACGTTTTTGATGTTTCCACGGTTAAATCCAGCAGGAGAGAACCAAGGATCACGAGATGTGTCTGTACGAACCATAAGACCCGCGACATCACCATTAAGGGGTGTGTAACGATATAGGTCATTGTACTTGTCGTAACGATATTTCCAACCCGAATCCATCGTTGCATACGATGTTGAAGGTAGAGTATCGCGGAATGCAATGACATCATCCATCTCAGAGCTATCGTAACCACTGTTGTTCACAACGGTTGCTTTAGGTGGTGAAAGACATACGAGACAATCTTTACGAACTTCTGCGATGTTGTTAATAAGGTGCACTGCGATAGTCTGGTTTGCATCAGAACCTAGAAGAAGAGATACATCAACATCAGCAGCATCACGGAATTTGTTGTATCCGTTGATCTTGTCCGCGTTTGTTGGAAGTGATCCATCACGGCCATATATAAGTGATACTGTCTGAGGCTCACCATCACCACCGAATGTGGTAGATGCTTTAGTCCCAGCCTGTCCGTTTGCAGGATTATGACGCGCCCACCAAACATACTTGGACTGCTGATTAACAACTTCCTTGTAGTAGTTCGTTGAACCATCAGATTTCTTAGCATCAGATGCTAGCGAAACCTTAGAGAATGTCTCAAGAATGGCGTTCTGTGTACCAGTCCACTCACCATCTTCATCAACAACAGCTACATGAAGCTCATCACCTGAACCACCACGTGTAGTGGCGTATGCTGAAGTGCCGGGAGACTGATCAAAGTTAAGGAAATGCTCCCAGCGACGGGTTCTTGACGAAGAATGTGTCGTGTTG